AACTCCCTAAATAGTACAAAAGGAGTTTCTATATCATGGCAGAACTTTTCGGTTTTCGCATTACTCGTAAAAAAGATGAGGCAGAGTCATTTACTCTGCCTTCATCTGATGATGGAACAATAGATATCGCTGGTGGCGGTTTCTATTCTTCTGTTTATGACGCTAATGGGAAAGACAAAACTCAATACGATTTAATCAAACGATATCGTAATATTTCTCAACAACCAGAATGTGATAGTGCAATTGAAGATATCGTAAGTGAAGCGATTGCAGCTAACGAACTTGATGCACCTATATCGGTGTCTCTTGACGGTCTTAATGTATCTTCTAATGTTAAGAAGAGAATTAGACAAGAATTCGATAGAGTATTACAACTATTACAATTCCAAGAAAAAGGACATGACATCTTTCGTAGGTGGTATGTTGATGGTAGAGTATTCTATCATAAAGTTATTGACAAAAAAGACCCAAGAAAAGGTATTACAGAATTAAGATACATTGACCCAAATAAAATTAAAAAGGTCAGAGAGAAAATATCTGGAAGACCTAACCCATTAAATGGTGTTAGTGAAAAACAAAAAACAGAAGAATATTACATCTATAGTGAAACTGGTGTAATGTCTGGTGGTCAAAATGATAGTGGTCTTAAAATTACAAAAGACTCTATAAGTTATTGTCCATCTGGTTTAATTGACCAGACAAAAGGTAGTGTTTTATCTTATCTACATAAAGCAATCAAACCAGTAAATCAACTGCGTATGATTGAAGACAGTCTTGTTATTTACAGAATATCAAGAGCTCCAGAAAGACGTATCTTTTATATTGACGTTGGTAATCTACCAAAGATTAAAGCAGAACAGTATCTAAAAGATGTTATGAATCGTTATCGTAACAAACTGGTATATGATGCATCTACTGGTGAGATTCGTGATGATAGAAATCAAATGTCAATGTTAGAAGATTTCTGGTTGCCCAGACGAGAGGGTGGTAGAGGTACAGAAATTACTACACTCCCAGGCGGTTCGAACCTTGGTGAGATAGATGACATTGTTTACTTCCAAAGAAAATTGTATAGGTCTTTGAATGTTCCTATTTCAAGAATGGAAGCAGAAAGTAATTTCAGTCTTGGTAGGTCTACAGAAATAACTAGAGATGAACTTAAATTTACAAAGTTTGTACAAAGGTTAAGAAAGAAATTTACTATACTATTTCATGACATTCTAAAAACGCAACTTATTCTTACTGGAGTAATTGCAGAAGAAGAATGGGATGCAATGAAAGAACATATTGCATATGACTTTTTACAAGATGGTCATTTTGCAGAACTGCGTGATGCAGAAATTCTAAGAGAAAGAATAGAAATGCTAGGAAGTCTTGAACCTTATGTTGGAAATTTCTTTTCCAAGAGATGGGTTCAGAAAAACGTACTTCGTCAAACAGATGAAGAAATAGAATCCATGACCAAAGAAATTGAAGATGAAGGTGATGGAGAAGAAAATGGAGATGATACGATATGACAAAAGATATAATTGATGCTATTGCATCTGGAGATAATCTGGGTGCAGAAACACATTTTAAAGACGCAATGCAAACAAGAGTTGCAAACGGATTAGAAACAAAACGAAAAGATGTTGCTATGACAATGGTAACACAACATATTCCAGAAGTAGAGGATGATGAAGAAGAACTTCAATCAGATTGACTTGCCTGAAAAGGACGAGCATAAAAATACAAAAGAATATAAGAAACTGTCTCCGAAAATGAAAGAGGCAGTTGACGATATTTTTAAGAAAATGGATGCGAAACCTTCCGATTTCCTAAATACTTTTGAAAAAACTATAAAAGATACATCTCGTAAGTATAAAGTGCGTGAAAAAGAACTGCATAAATACTTTGAAAGAGAGATGTTAGGAGAATATGCATGATTTTAAAAGGTAGCGCAACCAATGTAACATCAGCGACTACATTGAATAGAGCAACAAGAATAAGAGTTGGTGCAACTAACGCTGGAACTGTAACAATTGCAGCTGCACTTGGAACATTTAATGCACAATCAGCTGTTGATGGTACAGCGATTACTATTTCAAGTCATGGTTTTACTACTGGAGATGAAGTAACATATTCAGATGGTGGTGGAACTGCAATTACAGAATTAACAGATGGTGGACAATTTTTTGTAAGAGTTGTTGATGCAAATACAATTAACCTTGCAACTGGAATGACTAACGCACAAAATGGTGTTGTGTTGACTTTAACAGATGGCCCTTCTGAAAACCATACAATTACTGCAACTAACACATATGCTGGTACAGTAGTATTAGTTGCAAACCAAGTTATTATATTAGATAAAAAACCAAGTGATACTATCGCTTGTACTTCTGCAATGAGTTGTACAGCAGTCGGTAATCAACCATAGGGGATAGTAACATGAAACTTTTTTCAGAAAATTTTGCAGATAGTGTAGAGTACATCACAGAACAAGACGATAAAACTGGTAAGAAAAATTACAAGTTAAAAGGTGTCTTTATGCAATCTGAAATTAAAAACCGAAATGGGAGAGTATATCCTTTTGAGGTTTTAGATAAAGAAGTGAAAAGATATAACAAAGAGTTCATAGAACAGAATCGTGCATATGGGGAACTAGGACACCCAGATGGGCCTACTGTCAATTTAGATAAAGTATCTCACATGGTAACTTCTTTAGAACCAGACGGTAAAAACTTTATTGGTGAAGCAAAAGTAATGTCAACACCAATGGGTAATATAGTAAAAAATATTATGGATGACGGTGGTAAACTCGCAGTTTCGTCAAGAGGTATGGGTAGTTTGGAGAAAAAAGGTGATGCAAACTACGTCAAAAACGATTTCTATCTTGCAACTGCTGCTGATATTGTTGCAGACCCCTCTGCACCTAATGCTTTCGTAGACGGAATTATGGAAGGTAAAGAGTGGATTTGGAATAATGGTTTGTTAAGAGAACAAGAGGTAGCAGAAATCAAGAACGAAATGGAACGTAATATACGTTCTAGAGAAGCGAATTACCAAGCATTGGCTTTCGCAAAATTCCTTAAAAAGTTATAATTTATAAATATAATGATACAAGGTTTAATTAATCAAGGAGACTTCAAATGTCAGAAATAGACAAGACAATTGAGGAATTAGAACAAGAAGTTCTTGCTGATATTAACGAGGCAGATGCTCTAAAGAAAGGTGCTGCGAAAGCAGAACCAATGAAGAAGAGTGAAGCACAAGTAGATGATACTGGGCCAGCTGTCGTTAAGAGTGATGATAAGAAAAAGGATTACGCAAAGTCAGCTAAGAAAGACAGTTCAATTCCATCAAAGGATAAAGCTATGGCACCAGAAAAAATGAAAGAAGGATATACTGATGAAGAAATCAGAGACCTCTGTCATTCAAAAGACCACGATTGTGCTACAGTTGTAGAACACCCTATTTGGGGTAAAGGTAAACCAATTCATGGTTCTCATGCAATTCCGACTGATGACGGATATGTAGAGTGGTATGACGTTCAATTCAAACATGGTTTGGAAGAAAAAGTCATGGCATCAGATATGGAAGTAATGGTATCTGAAGCACATCATGAAGAAATGGATATGCCTAAGACTAAAGATGCTATGATTACTGCAATGAATCATTCTATGAAGAAAATGAAAAAGAAAGAACTTGAAGCAACATACAAAATGACAATGGGTATGCATAGCGATAAATCAGATGACGAAATGGAAATGGAAGGTCTTAACAAAGCAAAAGAAGCTATTGAAAAAAGACTTGCAACCATTAATGTTGCTGAAGATGTTGACGCACTTGTACAAGGTGAAGATTTATCTGAAGATTTCCAAAAGAAAGCTGCAACTATTTTTGAAGCAGCAGTCAAATCAAAGGTACGTTCAGAGGTAGAAAGAATTGAGGAAGAAAAAACTCAAGAGATTTCAGAAGAAGTCGAAACTTTCAAAACTGAACTTGCAGAAAAAGTAGACGGTTATCTTGACTACGTTGTTAAGGAATGGATGACAGAAAACGAACTTGCAATCGAAAGAGGTCTAAAGGGAGAAATCGCAGAAGACTTTATCGGTGGTTTGAAAACACTTTTTGAAGAGCATTATATTGATGTTCCAGACGAAAAGTATGATATCTTAGAATCACAAGCAGAAAAGATTGAAGAGTTGGAAGGTAAGTTGAATGAAACTATCAATAAACTTACCGAAAAAAATAAAGTAGAAAACTCTTTAGTTAAAGAACAAGTGATTGCAAAGGTTTCACAAGATTTAGCAGAAACACAAACTGAAAAGTTTGCGAGTCTTGTTGAAGACGTTGAGTTTACAGATGAGAAATCATTTGAAGAAAAACTCAATACCTTAAAGGAAAACTATTTTCCTAAATCAGTTCCTTCAGAAAACTCAACTCTAGTAGAAGAGAACCATGAAGAGACTAAAGAGATTGATGTAAGCGGAGCTATGGCTGCATATATGTCCGCTATTAAAAGACAAGCACCTTACAATACGCAAGATGCAAAACCTTTTAATAATGTCAAGAAATAAATAATGATAAATATATGTAAAGTTAAATAAGGGGATACAAAAAATGTATAATTCAGAAAACTTACAAGAGAAGTGGCAGCCAGTCCTCAGTCATCCAGATTTGCCTGAGATTAAGGACAATTACAAAAAAGCCGTTACTTCAATTATTTTAGAAAACCAAGAAAAAGCAATGAAAGAGGACAATGCGTTCTTATCTGAAGCCGCTCCAACCAACTCTGGTTTTGGTGGTTCAAATATGGCTGCATATGACCCAATTCTCATTTCTTTAGTAAGAAGGTCTATGCCTAACTTGATTGCATACGATATTTGTTCTGTGCAACCAATGACTGGCCCAACTGGTCTTATCTTCGCAATGAAGTCAAACTTTGATTCACAAGGTGGAACAGAAGCATTATTCAACGAACCAAATACTGGTTTCTCAAATGATGATAAAGCAGGTGACCTTAATACAACTGCAATGACTGGTACTAACCCTGCTGTCTTAAATGACTCCTCGCCAGGTGCATATATAACTGGTGGTGACGGATACGGTACTGATACTGGTGGTGGTATGACTACTGCTGAAGCTGAAGCATTAGGTGATGCATCTGCTAACTCTTTCGCAGAAATGGCGTTCTCAATCGAGAAGTCAACTGTGACTGCAAAGTCAAGAGCATTAAAAGCAGAATACACTATGGAACTTGCACAAGACCTTAAAGCAATTCACGGTCTTGACGCAGAAACAGAATTGTCAAATATTCTGTCTGCTGAAATTCTTGCAGAAATCAATAGAGAAGTCATTAGAACAATCTATGTATCTGCTAAGAAAGGTGCATCTGTCAACACAACTACTGCTGGTATCTTCGATTTAGATACTGACTCAAACGGTAGATGGTCTGTTGAGAAGTTCAAAGGTTTAATGTTCCAAATCGAAAGAGATGCGAATGTTATTGCTCAAGAAACTCGTAGAGGAAAAGGTAACTTAATCATTACTTCATCTGATGTTGCATCTGCACTTCAAATGGCTGGTGTATTAGATTACGCTCCTGCTCTAAGTAATAACTTACAAGTTGATGATACTGGTAACACTTTTGCTGGTGTACTTAACGGAAGATATAGAGTGTATATCGACCCATATGCTGCAAACAACGCTGCAAAACAGTACTACGTTGTAGGATATAAGGGAACTTCACCATATGACGCTGGTATTTTCTACTGTCCGTATGTACCATTACAAATGGTTCGTGCTGTAGGTGAGAATACTTTCCAACCAAAAATTGGATTTAAGACTCGTTATGGTGTTGCTCAAAACCCATTTGCAACTTCATCTGCTAATGATGTTGTGCCTGGCGCAAACGATAACACTTACTACAGAAGAGTACAAGTTGCTAACTTAATGTAATAAGAAACGAATTGTTAGTTACTTTAGGGGGGTCATTCGACCCCCCTTTTTTTATACCTAAATAATACTATGAAAACCATAGAAAGTCCTTGTATACAAATATGCGAACTAAAAAAAAATATTTGTATTGGGTGTGGAAGAACCAGAGATGAAATAACATTGTGGTCATCATACTCTGACGAACAAAGAAGAATGGTTATGGAGAAACTAAATGGTTACAACGAATATGTTGTCAAGACAACCGACTGAACTTGACTATGCAGACCCATCAAAATTTGTATTTAAATGTAACAAACTTCCAAAGGTAGAATTTTTTACTACCCAAGTAAACTTGCCTGGAATAAATTTAGGTGATGTTGTTATACCAACACCATTTAAAGAATTACCAGTTCAAGGTCATACATTAACATATGAAAATTTAGACCTACAATTTCTTGTAGATGAAAAATTAGAAAATTATACAGAACTTCATGATTGGTTAGTTGCTATAGGTTTTCCTAAATCAAGAACACAGTTTGAATCTTTTAGAAGTAGAAACACAAACTCATTTCCTACACAAACACCAAAGTCTACTGGTTCTGCAAAAACAAATGATAATGCAGTTGGGGTGCAGTCTATGTATAGTGATGCATCATTAATAATTACATCAAGTAAAAATAACCCAACAGTTGATGTTAGGTTTTCTGATATATATCCAGTAGCATTAAGTGCATTACAATTTGACCAACAAGCAGGGGACGTTACATACTTGACAGCGACTTGTACTTTCAGTTATACACTATACGAAATATTTACATTATAAAATAAGGTTATATTATGGATTTGGAACAACTTCAAAATGAGGCTGAAAAAGACCTCAAAATAGACAATGAAAAACTAGACATTGAATCACTCAAAACACCAGAACTTTACGCAAAGTATTTAAGAATATATACTCGTTGGAATCTGTTATCAAAACAAGCAGAGTCCGAATATAAAGTTCTTTTCAGAAAAAAATGGGAATACTATTCTGGTAAAGCACCACCAAGTGTTTACCAAGAAAATCCGTTTGATTTGAAAATACTCAAACAAGATTTACCCACATATCTTGAAAGTGATGAAGACTTAATTAAATCAAAACATAAAGTTGAATATCATAATGCAATGTGTGATTATGCAGAAAGAGTCTGTAAGTCAGTAAACAATCGTGGATTTCAAATTAAAAATGCGATTGATTGGAAGAGATTCTTAGAGGGTTCATTTTGATTATATCAAAAAAGAATGAGGTTCATCTGTGTGTTAAAACTGAACCTAATTATGCAAGAGAATTGTCAGACTTTTTTACGTTTGAAGTCCCAGGCGCTAGATTTATGCCTACATACAGAAATAGAATTTGGGACGGTAAAATTAGACTGTATTCAGTTGCATCAAATGAAATTTATGTAGGACTATTACCATATATAGAAGAATTTGCAAAACGAAACGAAATAGATATTGAGTATAAGGAAGGAGTTTTAAATGAGAGAAAATATGGAACTAGCGAGTTGGATAGATTTGTTGGAAGAGTGTCACCTAAGTCCAAGGGAACAATTTTACAGATTCGTGATTACCAGATGGCCGCATTTGTTCATGCAGTCAGAAATGATAGGAGTCTTCTTCTCAGCCCTACTGCTAGTGGTAAGTCGTTAATAATTTATCTCTTGACAAGATGGTATGAATCTGGTAAAGTACTGATACTTGTACCCACAACATCTTTGGTAGAACAAATGTATTCAGACTTTGTTGACTATGGGTATGATGAAAAAATGATGCAAAGAATATATCAAGGACACTCTAGAGAAATAACTCATCAAGTCGTAATATCAACTTGGCAATCACTTTATAAAATGCCTAAGAAATTCTTCGATAATTTTGGTTGTATATTAGGTGATGAGGTACACCTTTTTAAAGCAAAATCCTTAACAAGTATAATGAATAAATTACAACAATGTGTACACAGACATGGGTTTACTGGTACTCTGGACGGCACACAGACGCACAGGCTTATACTAGAGGGTTTATTTGGGTCTGTCAACCAAGTAACAACAACAAAAGAACTTATGGAAAATAAAACACTTGCAAAATTAAATATTAAGTGTATAGTGTTACAATATCCAGAAGTTGATTGTAAATTTATGAAAGACCAGAACTTTCAAGATGAAGTAGATTTGATTGTGAGAGATGAAAGAAGAAATAAATTTATTATTGACTTGACAACACACTTAAAAGGTAATACACTATTATTATTTCAATTTGTTGAAAAACATGGTGCAGTATTATATGATATGTTAAAAGACTTAGATAGAAAAGTATTTTACGTTCATGGTGGTACTGATACACAAACAAGGGAAAATATTCGTGAAATCACGGAAAAGGAAAAGAACGCAATCATTGTTGCATCATACGGCACTTTCTCTACTGGTATTAACATTCGTAATCTTCATAATGTTATCTTCAGTAGTCCAAGCAAATCAAGAATTAGAGTGTTACAGTCAATTGGTAGAGGATTACGACAAGGAACAGAAAAGAGTGCTGCAACTCTTTATGATATAGCAGATGACTTTACACACAAATCAAGACAGAATTTTACACTTCGTCATTTTATGGAACGAATAAATATCTATAATGAAGAAGAATTTAATTATCAAATTAAAAATCTTAAAATAGAGAAATGACATGGAAACCAAAATATTAAAATTAAGAAATGGTGAAGAGATTGTAGGGAATGTATCTGATGGTAACGGAGAGTTTCTTAAAATACAAAATCCATTAAAAGTTAATATTTACCCAAGAATTAAAAAGGGTAAGGTAGAGGAAGCTATGGCTTTTTCTCGTTGGATTAATTACAGTCAAAACCAGACATATGACATCATCAAAAACAATGTGATTGCAATTACAGATTCGTCAATTGGATTAACAAGATTCTATGACTTTTGTGTAAGTAAAATGGAAGATATGAAAACAACCGAATATAGACAACCCACCGATAAAGAGCTAGAGGGTATAGAAAATGAGGTTAGAGAACTTATGAGTAGTTGGTATGATGAAGATGAAGAAAAACCTACAATACATTAATATTACTCTGTGAGTCACAAAGTGAGTATACACAATAATTACTTGAGAGTCAAGTCACACAACGACTTGACTTTAGTATCGTAGTATGGTATAAAAGTATAACTTTTAATAAAGGAAAGGTGTCGTGTCAAAAAAACCCCATTATGTAAATAATAAAGAATTTCTTACTGCAATGATTGAATGGAATAATCGTTGTAAAGAAGCAAAAGAACAAGGTAAAAATCCACCACCAATAACAAATTATATTGGTGAATGTTTTCTTAAAATTGCGAATCACTTATCGTATAGACCAAACTTTATAAACTATACTTATCGTGAAGAAATGATATCTGATGGTATTGAAAACTGTCTACAATATGTACACAACTTTAATCCAGAGAAATCTAATAATCCATTTGCATATTTTACACAAATAATTTATTATGCGTTTTTAAGACGAATACAGAAAGAGAAAAAACAAGCTCATGTAAAAAACAAATACATTGAAAATATGAATGTCATGCCTGAAGATTATGGTGGAGAAGAGTTTGATAATCCGTATATAGATTATCTACAAAAGAACTTTCTACCAGAGGAAGACGTTTATAAACCTAAAAAGAAAAAAGTGAAACCAAAAGGATTAGAATTATTTTATGAAGATAGCGCTGATAACTGATACTCACTTCGGTGCGAGAAACGATAGTTTACCGTTTAATGAGTATTTTTATAAGTTCTGGGAAGAAGTCTTTTTCCCATACATTGACAAAAACAAGATAGATACAATTATACATTTAGGTGATACTATGGACAGACGTAAGTTTGTTTCATATAAGATTGCAAATGATTTTCGTAGACGATTCATACAACCAATTGTTGATAGAAATATTGATACACATATTTTGATTGGTAATCATGATACATTTTACAAGAACACCAATGAAATAAACTCTGTAGCAGAATTAGTAGGTAATAAACATAGTAATATTAAATACTATGCAAATTGTGATACTGTAGATTTTGATGGTACACCTATTCATTTTGTTCCTTGGATTAATGCAGAGAACTATGGTAGTACAATACAAAGCATCAAAGATACAGATGCAAAGATTTGTATGGGTCATTTAGAGATAAATGGATTTGAAATGCACAAAGGTCATTTCTCTGAAAACGGTTATCCTAAAGAAGTATTCAAAACTTTTTCAACTGTATTCTCTGGACACTTTCATAAAAAGTCTGATGATGGTCAAATCTATTATCTTGGCTCTACATATCAAATGACATGGAGTGATGATAATTGTCCTAAAGGATTCCATGTCTTTGATACTGAAACAATGGATATGGAAAGAATTGTGAATCCATATACTATCTTTGAGAAAATTTATTATGATGATACGACAACCGATTATAGTAAAATTGAAACAAAGAAGTATAGGGATAAGTTTATCAAATTGGTTGTAGTCAATAAAAAAGACTTATATCAGTTTGATAGATTTACCGATAGATTGTTACAAGAACAAACTCATGAAGTCAAGATTGTCGAGGACTTTTCAGATTTAGATGCATCAAATGTATCTGATGATATTGCAGAAAATACACAAGACACAAATGCAATATTAGAAAAGTATGTAGATGAACTTGATGTAGAGTTAGATAAATCAAGATTGAAAAATACATTAAAATCACTTTACTTAGAAGCTTGTGATTTGGAGATATAATGATTACGTTCACAAAAGTAAGATGGAAGAATTTCCTTTCAACTGGAAATACTTTCACAGAGATTTTTCTCGACAAAAACCCATCAACATTAATTATTGGAGAAAACGGTGCTGGTAAATCTACTATTTTAGATGCACTTTGTTTTGGATTATTCAATAAACCATTTCGTCAAATTAGTAAATCACAATTGATTAACTCAATTAATTCAAGAGATGCAGTTGTTGAGGTGGAGTTTGAAACACAAAACAAACAAGTAAAAGTTGTTCGTGGTATTAAACCAAATACGTTTGAAATCTATGTAAATGATATAATGATTAATCAAAGTGCAAATGTAAAAGATTATCAGAAACATTTAGAAACACAAATCCTTAAATTTAATTATCGTTCATTTACACAAGTAGTTATACTTGGTAGTTCTACGTTTGTACCATTTATGCAATTAAATACTAAAGCTCGTAGAGAAGTTGTAGAAGATATTCTTGACATTAAGATATTCTCTCTAATGAACTTTGTTCTTAAAACAAAGGTAAGAGAGATAAATACAAATATTACAGAAGGTAATTATGCCTCTGAACTTACTAAAAGTAAGATAGAGATACAAGAGAAGTACATTGAAGATTCTAAAAACAATAGGGATAATATTCTTTCTGAAAAGACAAATCTTATATCAACTAATGAAGAAGAAATCTTTGCAAACAAAAAGAAAGAAACAGAGTTACAACAATCCACCAACTCCTTTTTGGAAGCGATGAAAGGTGAAGAGGTAGTTACTACAAAAAGAGATAAACTAAAAGATATTCAATTCTCTATAAAAGATAAACATAATCGTAGTACTAATCTAATAACATTCTTTGAAGAGAATGATGATTGTCCTACTTGTGAACAGCACATTGATGAAGAGTTTAAACGTAAATCTATTGATGAGAAGTTGTTAGAAGTTAGAGAACTTGAAACTGGATTAAATAAGTTATCAGATGAAATGAATAAAGTCAACAAAAAAGTAAAAGACTTTAGAAATCTTGCAACTGCAATTCAGAAGAATCAAGTAGAGATTGGAAAGTATCGTAGTACGATTACTCAACTAGAAAAGTTTAACTCAACTCTGGAAACTGAAATCAAACAAATAAAAGATAAAGAAATTGCAGAAGAAGATGTAAAAAAACTTGACAAACTACAAGAAAAGTTGTATAGTTTAGATTCAACTTCAAAAAAGTTAAAAGAAGAATTATTCTATTATGATGTTGCAAAAAATCTGTTACAAGATACTGGTATCAAAACTAAGATTGTAAAACAGTATCTACCAATTATGAATAAGTTAATTAACACTTACTTATCATCTATGGATTTCTTTGTTAACTTTAATATTGATGAGAATTTTAGTGAAACTATTAAATCAAGATATCGTGATGATTTTACATATGCAAATTTCTCAGAGGGTGAAAAGATGCGAATTGACCTTGCACTACTTTTTACTTGGAGAGCCATTGCAAAGATGAAAAACTCTACGAATACTAATCTACTTATACTTGATGAAATATTTGATAGTTCACTAGATACAGACGGAACAGATGCGTTCCTCAAAATCTTAGGTACTTTTGATAAGGAGAATGTATTTGTAATATCACATAAACAAGATATGTTATTTGATAAGTTTAGAAATACAATTAAATTTGAGAAGAGTAGAAACTTTAGTAGGGTGGTAGTATAATGAATCAAAGTGAACGATTTTATCAATTGTTAGAAGAAATGAAGAAAACTCATGATGCAAAACGACATGACTATGCAAGTGCAGAAGATGTATTTGCAAACTTCAGAACTTGTGAAATGGCTGGTATTCCAGCATGGAAAGGTTGTTGTGTTCGTATCGGAGATAAGTTTAGTCGTATTATGGGGTTTGCAAAGAAAGAGAAACTAAAAGTAAAAGATGAAAGTATTAAAGATACTTTAGTTGATATGGCAAACTATGCTCTAATTGCACTAATTCTTTACGAGGAAAATAATGATGATAATTAATGGAGATTGCATTGAAGAAATGCAGAAACTAATTGATGATGGAGTACAAGTGGATTCAGTTGTTACTGACCCACCAT